GTTCTTCTGTTAACCCTGTTCTTGGTACAAGGTCTTGGTCAATGTCTATTACTAAAGACACACAAGAAACTACTGTGCAAGGCGATACATTCAAATCATTTGTTGGTGGACTTATAGAAGGCGAAGGCTCTGCTGAATTAGTTTATGATGCTACAGCATCTGGAGAAACAGCAACATTTGTAGATGGTGCATTAGTTACTGGCGATCTTGGAACGGCAGCTTTTGAACTTTTTCCTGATAGTGCAAGTGGTACAAAAAAAATAAGCTTTGTTGGTTTAATAACCAGTTTCGATCAAACTTCATCTATAGGTGATGTAAATACTATTAGCATTACATTCAAACCAAACGGTACTATAACTTCAGCTATCTAATTAATTTATGCCAACAGAAAGAACAGCCGATCTTCTCATTAGTGCGTATAAAGATGAGATGTCTACTAGAAGAAAATATGAGTTAGCAGATAAATCTGGAAATGTTTTGTCTGTTTTATATTTTCCACCAATTACTAGATTTGATCGCCAAAAAGCCCAAACATTAGCCGGAAGTGAAGAAGGTCTTGTTGTTTCTACACAACTTTTATGTCAAACAGCCCAAAAAGAAGATGGAAGTTTGGCTTTTGATATGTAAGATGCAAAAATTTAAAAAAGATCGTTGCCTGAAGAAGTTTTAAATAAGCTTGAATTATTTATGATGAATGTTCAAGTTGATATAGAAAAAGCAAAAAACGATTAAAAGGGGATAACTGGTTAAAGTTTGAGTTTTTCCTAGCAACAGAATTAAGTAAAACAGTACAAGAACTTAGATTAAATATGACTGAAGCTGAGTTAATATATTGGGCTGGCTATTATGAAATAAAGATTGAAGAAGAAAAAAAAGCTATGCAACGACAAAAACGTAAATTAGGATAATATATAATAAAGGTTATTTGTATTTGTGGCACAATCAACAGTAAAACTAATAGTTGATGCACAAAATGCAATTAGACCATTGCAGCGTGTTAATCAACAAACACAGGCATTAAGTAAAAGTACAGACAAATTAAAAGGCCGTTTAGATAAATCAAGTAAATCTTTGAATGAAACTGGAAGATCGGCAAAAACCGCAGCAGGGGGTTTTGGTGCTTTATCAAAATCAATCGCACCGTTACTTAAAGCATTAGCTGTAATTGGAACTGCAAAGTTTGTTTTGTTTCAAACAGCACAACTTGAAACTCAAACGAAAGCTTTAGAAGTATTAACAGGAAGTGCTGAAAAAGCACAAGATATTGTACAAGAAATAAAAGAATTTGGAGCAGTAACACCTTTTAAATCTTCTCAATTAATAGAAGTAACAAAACGTATGAAAGCCTTTGGCTTTGAAACTGAAAATGTAGTGGATATAACTAAGAGAATTGCAGATATTGCTGGTACTGCTGGAGCCGACATAGATGGTGTTGCATTAGCAATAGGTAAAGTTCAAGCAAAAAATAAATTTATGCAAGAAGAAAATATTATGCTTTTAGAAAAAGGAATAAACGTAACTAAAGAATTAGAGGAGATCACAGGAATGAATGGAGAGACATTAGCTAAAGCTATGAGTAAAGGAGAAATAGGAGCAGATAAGTTTGTACAGGCAATAGTAAAAGCAACAAGTAAGGGTGGTCAATTTTTTGAAGGTGCTTCAAAACAAAGCGATACTTTAGCTGGTAAATTTAGTACTTTTGTTGATAATGTAGAAACTTTTGCACAAAATCTAGGAAAGATTTTTGAAGAACCCTTAAAATTTATTCTTGACGAATTAAATAAAATAGCAGGTGAATTTAATAAAATTTTTGCTCTTTTATCTGATGCACAAATTGGTGCATCTAATAAAGCAGTGGGTGGTGCTGCCGTTAAATCACGAGTTGGTTTACAAGAGGAAGCTGTCAAGGAAATTACAAAGGCAGTCGAATTATTAGATCCAACATTTGTAAAAACTGAAAAAGATGCTGCAAAACTTTTTGCACAAATGGATAGGATTTCAAAAGTAATGAAATTAGTAAGTGGTCCAGACAGTCCAGCAACCTTAGAAGCAAGAGGTTTACTTGGTCCTTTGATTGAAGCTACTAACCAAATGGATAATATAAGAGATAAAGTAAATAAAACTATTAGTGCGCAAAAACAATTAACACAAGAAACTGATAATACAAGTTTTTCTACAGAAGTCATAAATGATTCTCATAAACAAACTTTAGAATTATCTGATTTATTTAATCAAAGTTTAGAAATTACAGATGGTCTTATGAGTGGAATTAGTTTAGGAGCTAACGCTTTTTCTACTGAGTTGGAAAATGCAACTTCAGATGCAGATAAGTTAAAAGAAAAATTTATGGAAATAGGCCAATCAATTGAAGATGGAGTTGTACAAAATTTAACTGATGCTGCAATGGGAACTAAAAGTTTAGGTGATGCAGCAATAAGTGTTCTTAATGATTTAAAACGAAAGTTAATTGAAGTTGCAATGCAACAAGCGGTTTCTGGTTTAGGTAATTTTTTAGGAACTGCTTTAAGTGGGTTATTTGGCGGAGGAGGCGGTGGTTTATCAACAAAGCAATTATTTAGTTCTGGAGCAAGTCTTGGAATTAATAATGCTAGTGATTTTTTAAGTGGAGCACCTCCTTTAAAATTTGCTAATGGAGGCAGACCACCAGTAGGTAGGGCTTCAATAGTTGGAGAAAAAGGCCCAGAATTATTTGTGCCTAGTTCTGCTGGTAATATTATTCCCAATAATGCTATAGGAGGTGTTACTAATAATATAAACATCAATGTGGACGCTTCAGGTTCCTCTGTTCAAGGTAACGATTCAAACGCTAACCAGTTTGGAGAACAGCTTGCCGCAGCAATACAGGCTGAGATAATAAATCAGAAACGATCTGGAGGTTTACTTAACTAATGTCTGATACTTTTCCTATTGCGAATCCTTTATATAACACAAGGATTACACCTAATCCCTCTACAAATGTTATTAGTTTTGGAGATGGGTTTGAGCAAAGATTAACGGAGGGACTGAACCAAAACCCCTTATCTGTTAATTTAGTTTTTGAACTTTCGCAGACTGATGCAAATACAGCAATTACGTTTTTAAATGCAAGAGTAGAAAGTGGGGCATCTTTTGATTACACGTTGCCAAGCGAATCAAGTTCTAGAAAGTTTGTTTGTAGTTCTTATCCTAGAACAATTCCTTTTTTAAGCAGAGTTAGGTTAACTTGTGTCTTTAGAGAGGTGTTTGAACCGTAATGGCTATACCTTTTGCTGAACTAAATAAAATTAATCCTAGTTCTATAATTGAACTATTTGAGTTAGAACTTACTGTTGGAAAGCATATACCTAATCCAAATACACAAAATTTACCTACTGTTTATAGGTTTCATGCTGGGGCAAATTTAAATAATTTTGGTGAAGTGATTTTTCAATCTAACTCTTATCAAAGAGTAGCAGTGCAAACTCAAGGTTTTGAAAAGAACAGCACTGGAGTTATTTCAAGGCCAACAATAACTTTTTCAAATTTAGGCGGTATCGTACAAAACCCAGCAACAGGATTAGTAATAACAATGAGTGATTTTTTACAATCAGTAAATCAAGTTACCCCACATAATGATTTGATAGATGCAAAATTTACAAGAAAAATGCCACTTGCTTCTGCTTTAGACAATGCTAATTTTTTATCAGGAACAAATCCTTTTGGAACACCTAGTGCAGATAGATTGCGAGATGAGATATTTGTTATTGATAGAAAGGCTGTTGAAAATAGACAAGTTGTACAATTTGAACTGACTGCCGCCCATGATTTAGAAAATAGATTAGTGCCTCAACGAGTAGTCACAAGAGACTTATTCCCTGCTGTAGGAACCTTTGTCTAATGAGTGAATATATTTGGGCTGCTGATGCTTTTAACCATGCTACAGAAGCATATCCAGAAGAATGTTGTGGATTGATTATCAATATAGATGATATTGAAACTTATTGGAAATGTAAAAACATATCTGGAACATATAAAGAAAAATCATTTGTAATTGACCCTTTAGATTATGCTGACGGAGAAGATCAAGGAGAAGTTTTAGGTATTGTACACAGCCACCCTGACGGAGAGTTAGCTTTTAGTCATCCTGATAGAATGGCTTGCAAGTATTTAGATTTACCTTTTTATCTTGTAGAACCTAAATCAGAGTCTATTATTGTTGTATATCCATCTGAAATAAATGATTAAAGTAACTATTTATGGCAGATTAAGAAAATTTATCGGGGAGTCTAGTTTTGAGATAAATGCTGACAGTCCTAGAAAAGCTTTTAGTTTTTTAATATCAAATTTTAAAGGTGTAAGAGAGCATTTTAAAGATCAAGAATATTGTGTAATGGCTGGTAATGTAAGAATTACTGAGGATTTATTGGATATGCAGACAGAAAGTGATATTAAAATAATACCTGTTGTGCATGGTGAAATTGTACCATTTATTCTTGGAGCAGCTTTTCTTGGTGCTGGTGCTGCTGTCACTGCTGGTGTAACTATTTTTGGTGTTACTATCGCAGCTTCTATAGGAACTGCTTTAACAGCAATGGGAACGTCTCTTTTACTTCAAGGTGTTTCTGATTTATTAACACCTGATCAAGTACGACCTAATGTAAGTAGGCAAGAAGATCCTCAAGATCCTAGTTACATTTTCACAGGACTTTTAAATAATTCAAAACAAGGAGTTCCAATTAATATTGTTTATGGTGAAATTATAATAGGAAGTACTGTTGTAAGTTCTTCAATAGATAGTTTTCAAGCTACTTATCAAACAGGAGGTGTCTAAGCTATGGGTACTCTTGTTATTACAAGCAATGGATACGAAGAAGTTTACTTTGCTGGTCGGCAAATTACACCAACAACTAAATTAAAATCTATTGATTTTGGTACTGTAGTTGATGTTTTAGCAGAAGGTCAGATTGAAGGTTCTGCAACCGCAAGTAAGGCTGGAATTACTGATAAAACAAGTACTGCTTACAAAAATGCTTTTCTAAAAGATTTATTTTTGAATAAGACTGCTGTTTTACAGGCTGATGCTGATAATACAAGTCCAGATGTCTCTGATTTTAATTATCCAAATGATTTAATAAGATTTGATTTTCAAGATGGAACAGCAAATAATACAGTTTTATTTGCGGCTGAAGAACAAAAAAGTGAAGTTATAACAGGAGATAAAGGGCAAGAATGTAGTTTTCCAGTAGGGGGATCAGCCACTGCAAGATCAGGAACAATAAGTGATGTTCGCATGGATACAGTACAAGTAAAAGTAAAATTTGATCAATTTTTTAAATTAGATACGGAAACTGGAAATAGACTTTCAACTCAAGTTCGTGTAGTAATAAAAGCCAACCCTAATAACGGATCATCACAGACTGTTATAGATGAAAACGTAACTGGAAAAAGTTTTAATCCTTATAACAGAGATTATGGTATTGATTTAAGAGAACTTACTGGATATAACACTAATACTTCTGGAGCATCAGGTTCTTTTTTCCCTGTTGTTATAAGTGTTGAGAGAGCAAATGATGTTGGAGATGATAACACTTTTAATACAATGCGGTTAGCAGACATAAGACAAATTATAAGAGAGCAAAACAATTATCCTAATATTGCATATTCAGCATTAAGATTTAGCTCTGAATTATTTCCAAATACACCAGCTAGATATTTTAGAGTAAGAGGAAAACTTATAAAAATTCCACATAATGCAACAGTAGATTTTACGAATGGAAGACTAACTTATAGCGGAACTTTTAACGGTACTTTTAAAACTGATAAGGCTTGGACAAGTGACCCAGCTTGGGTTTTATATGATCTTCTTACAGACACCACAAGTGGATGTGGTT